CGCCTTCTCCGCGAGATGGCGGCGGACTTCGCGCGTTATGCGGTGAAAGACGGCGGATGCTCCGAGGATGAGCTCGACGCGGCCCGCGCCAAGTGGAGGCTCTCGTGAGATACCTCTCCGTGTGCTCCGGCACGAAGCGCCACGCGCCGGAATGCATCGTCGAGGAGGCGGGGCTGTGATCCTCGGCGTAGACCCCGGAGGTAGCGGAGCCATCGCCTGCATCGACGACGGAGGTGAGCCGAGCTGGATCAAGCTCGACTCCACCGAGGCCGACATCGCGCACGCCGTCGCAAGCTGGGACGCCGAGCACGTCGTCGACTTCGCTTTCATCGAGCGTGTTCACTCCATGCCGAAGCAGGGCGTCAGCTCGAGCTTCAAGTTCGGGCAGAGCTACGGATTCCTGCGCGGCATCCTCGTGGCGCTCTCCATCCCATTCGAGGAAGTGACGCCGCAGACGTGGCAGAAGTCGATGGGCTGCATGTCGAAGGGAAACAAGAACGTCACGAAGGCACGCGCTCAGCAGTTGTTTCCGGGCGTCAAGATCACACACGCCAACGCCGACGCACTCCTCATTGCAGAGTATGGCAGGCGCGTGTGGGAGTCACGGCGCTCCGTTGCCGTTCCGGAACACAAACAGGTCGAGTAGCCGCCACACGAACGCCGCTGGAATGACCACCAGCGCGAGCTTGTACCCGATGAGCATGTTCTGCTCGATCCGATAGAGACGCATCGAGAGCCCAGGTTTCTCCGGGTCCTGACCGTACACGTCACCCTTGAGTTGAGCAACGTCACCCCGGAGCGATTCGACGTGGGCTTCGATGTGTTCCATGTTCATGTCTCGAATCTACGGAGTCTGACTATGCCTCGGAAGGGGCCTTCTGCTGTGCCGCTGAGAATGCGTACAGCGATGATCGACTTCGACGCGATGGTGGTGGAAAGCAGCTCCTCGGTCGCGTCCGACTGTAGCGTCGTGGAAAGCTGCGCACTGGCACCGATTGCCACGCCATCGTCCCACACCTCGACAACGACCGTGCCGCCCGGCGTGGTGGCTTGGTTGAGCGAAATGCCGACGACCTTCGTTGCGAATCCGAACAGGTGCCCTACGGTCGCGCTGTAGGTGGGAAACGCCGCGACCTCGCCAAGCTCCGCGTAGGCGCTTCCGGCCAAGTCCGCGCTGTTGCCGTAGGGGATCTCGTAGACCCCGATGGAGAGCCATCCGCCCGCCGTGGCGTTGTAGCTGTACGCGACCTTGTGGGTCGTGTGGTAGAAGTGCTGGCCGTCTGCAACCGACGTGGGGAACGTCGTGCCGGACCAGCGAGGGAACGCCACTTCGGTCGAGGCGTCCTTGAACCACGGGATCGCCGGGAAGTTGGCTGGACCCTTCCACTCGGCGTCGCCAGTGAGGTCGCCGGTCATCAGGCCGGGACCGCCGCCGCTCATGCGCGCGATCTTGCCGACTGTGACCTCGAGGTTGCCGATCTTGGCTGTCGTGATCGCGCCGTCCGCGATGGCGTTCGTGCCGACCTGTGCCCACACGATCAGCCCGCCGCTCTCGCGCAGCACAAGGTTCGAGCCGCTCGTGGTGGCGATGTCCGCAGGATCGCCGACCGAGTTGGCCGAGCGCCCGATGACGGAGAGCGCCGCAGAGTCGCGCAGCTCGGCGTTGCCGACCGCGCCCGCCGCGATGTCCGGGTTGGGGTACGTCCCGGCCAGGTCGCCGCCCGCGCTACCTGTAGGCGCTCGAGCGTCAGAGAGCCTGGAGTCGTTCCCGGCACACGCCTGCGTGCTGCCCGTGCCCAGTGTGCGTAGGGAGCCGGTTGCCGCCGCCGCGTCCACGGCCATCTGGTCAGAGCCGCCCGGCTGATGGTTCGTCGCGTGTGCCGTGGGTGTGCGCGCGTTCGAGAGGCGCGAGTCGTTGCCCTGGACGACGACGCCAGCCGCAGTCTCCCCGTCCGTGGCGAGCTCGACGGCACCCTTGGCCGTGGTCGTAGCGTCGCTGATGGCGAGAGTCCGGTTGGCGCTGAGGTCGCCGCCGCCGGTCAGCGGGGCCGTGGTTGAGATCGTGCGCGAGGTTGGCACCTTCGCCGCAAGGTCGGTCGTGAGGTTGGTGACCTTGGCCTGCGCGATGGCGCCGACGTTGGCCTTTGCCTGCCCTGCGGTCCCGAGGTCCCACGTCACTTCCGCCGTGTCGGTCACAAGGCGCTCGGCGGAAAGCCCGCCATCAAGCGCGCCGACGAGGTACTGCGCTGTGGTAGGTGCGCCTCCGCCACCGCCGCCTGTGCCAAACGGCCCAACCCACGCAGCGCCGTCCCACGAGTAGACACCGACAGAGCCCGTCGTCAGGCTCACCATGTCGCCCACGAAGTCTCCAGAGCCCGGCAGCGCGTCGAGAAACCTGATCGGGCTCTCGCGCTGGAACTCGCCGGAGGAGTCGGGGCCGTAGGTGGGCATCAGGTCACCGTGATCGTGATGCGCGCCGTGCGCGGGTCAGATCCCGAGACGGCTGTGACGGTGTAGTCCGTGGCACCCGATGCGGCGGTCGGTGTCCCCGAGATGGCCCCAGTGCCGTTGTGGAGGGACAGCCCCGCCGGTAGGGACGGCTGGACGTAGAAGTACCGCGGCTGGATTCCAACGACGGTCGGAAGCGCCGGCGTCATCGCCACGTTTCTGGTCAGCGTCAGCGGGCTTGCGTACGCGATTGAGGTCGTGCTGCGCGGCTCGGCCGGAAGCGACACGGCATCGAACGGGTCACCCTTTGTCACGCCGCCAGGGAAAGCCGCGAGCTTCGAGGTCCACTGTCGAGCGGGTCGCTGTGCAGTCATCGCGGCATGAAGATTGACTCGGCCTCGGACGGCTGGCGCATCTGCAACACGTTCTCGAATGCCTGCCCTCCCTGCAAGGCCCGAGGCGCCCCCTTGGCTCCAAGGATCTCGTCGACCGTGGCTCGCCCCTCGGCCGGCAGCGGCGGCAGGCGGACCCCAGCTCGAGCGTACTGGACAAGGATGTTGGCCCAGGTCTTGTGCGCCGCAGAGCCTTTGGACGGCATCTGCACGTCGTTGATGAGCGGGGCGAGGTGGCCCATGACAGCCTGGTCGTTGTCTTTGATTTGCTCGGCCCACCACGCCAGCAGGCTCGTGCCTGACGGATCTGACAGGGCGTTCATCATGCCGGCTCGGAACAGCCCTTTGGGCATCTCGCGCCCCTCGCCGGCCATGAACAGCCACGAGAGCCCATCCTGGGTGAAAGTGTCTGTTGTCAGCCAGCGGCGCAGGAACTCGACGGCGTGGGGCCGCACCGTCTCCGGGAGGTCGGCCACCGAGCGCATCAGGATTCCCTTGGGCTCGTAGCCGGGTTCGAGGTCGAAGCCCCCGCCGGGCGCCGGTACGGAGTGCTGCATCAGCTCCAGGGTGGCTCCAACCACGCGCTCGCTCAGGGTCACCTCGGCCTCGGCGGGGTCGCCGGCCTTGTCGAAGTGCTGCTCGTAGAGGTCGCCCAACATGACGGCCATCTGCATCATCCCCCACCGGCCGGCCCGGGTCTTGTCCCGACCCTGCTCCGAGCTCGCCTGGAAGCCTGGTCCGTAGACCTCGGACAGCAGAGCCGTCCAGGCGTCCTCAGATGCGCCCAGGGGCGGCCTGGCGTACATGGCCCTCGACGGCCACATGACGCGCAGGGCGCTTGCAGCGAGAGCGCCAGAGGCATCCTGCGAGTTGTAGAAGCGGTCGACGCCGCGCAGGGCCTCCCGCCAGCTCTTACCGTTCAGGACGGCGTTCTCGCCGATGAAGATGCCCTCCGGGGTGAACATCCCCAGCCTGGGGTACAGCAGGCCGGCCGTGCCCAAGGTCGAGAACGTCTTGCTGGCGAGCGCCTCGGTGACGCTGCCCTTGCCGCCGAGAGCCTGGATGAGCGGATCGTCTGCCGTCAACACGCCAGCGGCCGTCCCGAACACAGCTTGAGCTGTGAGGCCGAGGATGCGGCTGACGCCCTGGAGGCCCTCTCGAGCCTTCCCTTCGCCGGCTCCAAGCACGTTTGACACCAGGGACGCCTGGGTCCTGGCGCGGCCCATCAGGAACCCGGTGGGCGACAGCTCGCTCAGGGAGGCGCTGCGGGCCTCTCCGCCGTGCTTGGGCATGGGGATGGCCCAGGGGTCGCCCCCGCCGGCGACGTTGGCCCATAACGCCCTAGCCTCACTGACGGCCTTCTCTGGCAGGCGCATCCCGCCCCCGACGAAGCCTACGCGGGAGCCGTTGAGCGCCCGCTCGTACGCTTCGCGCTCCGACTCGTGCATCGCCATCCAGCTCACTGCCCCTTGCCGCGAGGCCGCCATCTCCTCCTCCATGCGCTGACGCTCCTCGTCGCCCATGAGCGCCCAGATCCCCGACTTGACCCCGTAGGTCACCGCTGACGCGAAGGCGACCCCGATGGGGTTCGTGATGTGCCACTGGAGCATCTGTGGCGCCATCGTCTGCGGGTAGGAGTAGAAGCGGTTGCGCAGCAGGGTCGCAATGAGCATCCGTGGCCACGCCTTGCCGATGCCGAACTTCGTGCCAGGGACCTTCCACTGGCCCTGCGCCTTCTGCCAGGCCACGTTTCCGTACGGCGTGTGCATCGACAGCCAACGCCTCGACGCCGAGGTTGTGTCGCCGACGTTGCCAGTGCGCTCGAGCGCGGCCTGCATGACCTTGGTGCCCGGCACGTCAGGGTGCTCTCGGGACATCCGCAGGAAGGCCGGGTACTTGAAGGTGAAGATCTCGAGCAGGTGCCGCATCGCGCCGTACTGCTGCATGGCGCGCGCGTGCGCCGCAGGGTCCGGCTCATCCATCAGGCGAGCGATGGACTCGTCGACGTGTTCGAGCCCGTGCGCGCTCGACTTGGCGATCTGCGCGATGCGGGCCGCAAGGCGGTCCCTCTGCGAGAGCGTGATCCCGGCACGGGAAGCGTGCTCTTCGAGCTGTGACTCCAGCGCCGCGCGAAGCTGTGCCGGGCTCTCCGACGAGATGCCCGTTGCGCTGGCGATCTCGGGTCCAATGACGGCGTAGACAGAGGACGAGGCGCCGGCTGTGTCGAGGAACCGCTTGGCGCGCTGGAGGTGTGCCCACTCTGCGACGGACCACCCATCGGCCGGCTCAAGCCCACTCGGGCTCCGCGGGGCGCCATCCTTGACCCATCTGCTGTAGAGCTCCCACGCGCGGAGCCCCTGGTAGGTGTCGGTGCTCTTGACGCCGAAGTGCCCACCGATGAAGTCCGTCAGCGGAACTGCGCGGCCGACATGGTTGTTCATCGCGGAGGAGAGGTAGTCCAGCGACATCGCCGCCGGACGCAGCGCCGTCAGCCCGCGCTTCATGAAAGATCCGGCGAGGTCGACCGTGCGCCCGATCTCTTTCAGTGCGCTTCCGCCTGGAGATGTGAACGCCTCCTCTGTGAGTAGGCCGATCTCCTGCTGGAGACTGCGCGGCAAGTAGACCGGGCCGTCCGGGCCTTCGCCCAGCCACGTCTGGATCATTTGCGTCAGCTCGGCGCTGTAGGCCATCTTGCCCGGCGTCGGTGGAGCGCCCTCCTTCGCCATCGACTCCTGGAGCGTCTGGAGACGGAACGAGGTCAACAGCGTGTCCGTCTCGTAGCGCCCGGTGTTTGCCAGGTCTTCCATCGCCGAGAGGAGCGACTGCCCCTTGCCGGGCTTGATCCGAACGCCAGCGAGCGCGTAGTCCTCGGCGTCGAGCGGGTGCATCTTCCGCAGTTCGTTCGCCGACACGAAGGAGCTGCCGTGGATCGGCTCGAACCAAGCATTCGACGCGCGCAGCAGCGTGCTCCAGCTCTCGACGCTCTTGGTGACGAGGTACGGCGCGTCGAAGATCCGCATGGCCGACCCAACGATGTCAGGCGCTCCGTCCTCGCGCAGCATCGCGCGCCCGATGTCCGACACAGGGACCTCGCCGCTCGCAACCGCACCAGAGACGCTCGCAACATCCTCGCGCACGAACCGCGTCATCAGATACTTGCCGCCGCGCGCCGCTATCTGCTCCTTGCTCAACCACGGACGAGCCAGGTCAGTGATCGTCGCCATCAGTTCCGTGTAGTCCTGGTACACGCGGAACAGGTAGCCCGTGCCGGCCATGCGCGCCTCGAAGTCCGCTGGACTACGGGCGTCCTGGAAGCTGCCGCTCTCGACTCCGCGCACGAAAAACTCGCTGTGCTCCAGCGGCATCCGTCGCCCCTGGAACGGGGCGCTCATCGCCTTGGCGATTGCCGCCGCGCGCATTTCGAGGTGCCGCATCTCGCTGGCCTTGCGCGCGATGGTGAACATGCCGCGCCGCACAGCGCCCTGGGTCGCCTCAGACTGCGGGCGAGAGAGCGGCCCAGCGCTGAAGATGTTGATGCCAGGCCACGAGCCCGCTTCGGTTGCCCCACGAAACAGCTTGCGCACCCAAGGGCGCTGCATGAACCGCTGGAAGGTCGGGTTGGCGTAGATCTTATTCCAGGAGATCCGAGGCTCGATGCTAGAGAACTTGTGTCCTGCGAACGCCACAGGCAATCCGGAGAACATCTGGAAGTCGCCAAGCTCCTCGTGCCCGCGAACCTGCTCCCACATCCGCTCCACGAGGTCGCGTTTCATCTGGTCGAGCGCGGCCTGCTTGATGATGCCGAACTCGTCCAAGGCGCCGTGCTTCTTGAAAAACTCGACCGTCTCCGGCTTCGGATCGCGCGTCAGGCGCATCGAGTCGAGCGCGTCGAACAGGATGTCCACAGCGGCGCGTTCTGGTGTCCCCGTCTCGTAGATCGAGGATATCGCGCCGCGCACATCGGCGATCATCTCGCGCGCGGCGGCGACGTGCTGCTGCATCTCCTCTTTCGAGGCGCGGCCCTCTAGGAGCATCGTGTCTCCGTCCGCGAGGCGCAGAACGGCCTCTGTCACCTCCGGGCTCGAGCGCGTGGCCTCTTCGCCGACTACGCCCATCGCCTTGAGGTCGTCGGCCAGGCGTTGCGAGCGCGTGGCGTATGCCTCCGTGCGCTCCTTGATCGTTGCCGGGCGGCTGGCAAAGGCGGCGCCGGGATCGCCCTCGGATGCTTGCCGGCGAAGATCCATCACCTGAGCCTCGATCTCGTCGGGCTTCATCCCGGCGTAGTTTGGATCGCCGGAGAATGTGTCCTGGATGAACTTGCTGCGCTCGGCCGGGTCGAGCGGGAGAGGGGCTTCGCCGGACTCGATGCCGCGCCGCCACTGAGCCGCGCCTTCCGTCTCAACGCGCGCTACGTGAGCCTCGTGCTCCTTCGTAAGCCTCGCATCGTCAGGGTGGTAGCGGTTCTCGACAAGCGCGTTGACGAACTCGTTGATGTCTGGACGCTCGCCCGGGAAAAATCCCTCCTCCCACGCACGCTCGGCCATGTCGTCCAACTTCATCCCCTTGCCGGACTTCGCGGAGTAGACGACGGTTCGCCCGTCTTTGCGCGGGTTGTCGCGGCGCGTGAGCGACTTGAGATCCTCCGAGTAGACGATGCCGCCGTTCATGGCAACGAAATCTTGGAGCGTCTTCGGCTGGCGTCGAGCACTGGAGGACTTTAGCAGGCGGTCGGTGTTGGCCTTTTGCCACGCGGCGCGCACCGCTATTGCAACCTCGACAAGCGTCCTTCCGGCTTCGATGGCCTCGCGCCCTTCCGGGAACTTCTCCGCCAGCCAGTCCACCGTCTTCTTTCCGCTGGCAACGCGCTCGATGGCGGTTTTGAGCGATGGCCGCCCCTTCTCTCCCTTCACCTTCGTCTCGACGACAACGATGAGCGGAGCCTTGCCGGCGTTCTCAGGAATGTGCTGTGCGCGCTGGTACAGATCGGCGGCTTGCTTGAGGGAAATAGGCGAGTGCGTGCCACCGCCCTTCGCCGTGAAGTCGAGTCCGCCAGGCGCCTCGGGCGTGACGGGCACACGTTCGGACTTCGCGCGCATCGCCGCGATCCCAACGAGATCCGTCCCTTCGCCTTCCATGACGGGAAGCTCAGACTGCTTCGGCACCGCAGCGGCAGCGCGAGCCTCCGCGTCGTAGTGGTCCAGCATCCGCATCCAGATAGGACGCGGCACGTCAGACAGGCGCTTGAACTGCTCGGCCTCGTCGCCTTCCTTCTCGCGCAGGTACTTGTTGACCGCGTTGAGGGCGTGCTTGTGATCGGAGAATCCGATGTCCTGGAGCGTCTGCTTTTCGATCTCGCCGAGCAGGTACTTCGGCTGCTGCGCCTTGATCCCGGCGAGCGCACCCTGGCCGATCGTGATGCTTGTCTCGAACCTCTCGCGCGCAGTCGAATCGGGGTTGTACGGAATGGAGCGCGGCCTGTGCTGATCTTGGCTCGGCTCTCCGCGCTCGGGATGCCACCCCATCAGCGTTCGGATCGCCTGGAGGTTCGACTCGCGCGCCGCCATCGTCTCGCGCGCAGACTGGTTCGTCTTGATGAGACCCTTGAAGACGTTGGGCGCCGTCTTGCGGTACAGGTCGAACTTGTCCCACACCTGGCGCACGTCCTCGCTGGCGCGCGGAGACGCGAGGCGTTCCGCCACAGAGCGCATCATTTGCCGTCCCGCCGGACTGCGGAACAGGTCGTTCATCTTGCGCCGGACGGCCGGCCCCGCCTGCAACGCCGTCCCGAGCGCGAAACCCATGCCGGTCGCCAGCGCGTTCGGACTCAGGAGGCTCTGCCAGAATGAGCCGAAGCCACCTTCCTCTTGCACCTCGCCGAAGGCGTGGACGTACATGCCCGTCAGCATCGAGTCGATGGTGCGCTTCGCCATGTCGCGCGTGACGCCGCGCGCCTCGATCTTCTTGAGCGCCCCGAGGAGCGTTGCCTCGTTCGACTTCATCACCTGCTTGTGCAGGTTCTCCATCGTGTCAAGCGAAGCCGGGACGGCCTTCTCGACCTTGAGCGCCTTCTCCGCCAGCTTCGACACAGGAGCGCGCGTCAGACGGGCGACGTTGCCGGCGATGCCGAACACGGCTGCGGACTTGAGGCCCGTCCACATGTCTTCCGTCACCGTCGTCGTGTCGTTGAACACGCGCGTCGCCACGTCGTATCCCATGAAGTCGGCCGCAAGCCGACCGACGTGCGTGTTGAGCGGGAACACGAGATCGGAGCGGCCGGCGGCGAGGCGCGCGGCGAGCTTCCCCCGCATCGACGCGCCGGAGACGCCCTTCGACACAGCGAAGGACCCAAGAGCCTTGCTGCTGGCACTGAGGCCCTTTGAGAACAGCACGAAGTCGGCGAAGCCGCTCGCTACGCGCGTCAGCGTTTCGAGAGCGGACGGGTCAAGCTCCCCCGCTTTCTCCATCTCCTCCATCGTTTGAATGAGCGCGCGCGTCCACAGCGGGTCTTTGATCTTCTCGTCGAAGCCCTCAATGGGGAGCGTCCACGGCAGAACAAGCCCAGGTTGCGCCGTGCGGAGGTTGGCTGTCTGCTCTCGGCCCAGCGCCACCTTGGCCTTACTGACGCCCTGGAGTACCATCTGCGCGGCACCCATCGCGCCCAGCGTGTTCGACAGCGCATCGGGGCCAGGGACAACACCTTGGCGCGACTGCGCGAGCGCATGACGCACCTCGGGCCGCTGGAACTCAGACAGTGCCTCGGACAGATCCCACACCATCCCATCCGAGTCCTCGATCACTGGCCGGCCGTCCTGGTCGACGCGGGGCGCAGCGTTGAGGATCCAGTAGTTCCGAATTGACTCGGGCGTCAGCGAGAACGCGCGGGCGCGCATGGAGTCGGAAGGCTCGAAGTCGTACCCAGCTTCCTCACTCAGAAACATGCCGGCGAGATCGGCAGCGACCGGATCCTTGCGGGCAAGGCGGACGAGTGACGCGCCCCCTCTTTCCCACACGCCGCGCGCCTTCAAATCGGCCGATAAGGTGGCCCGCTTGAGCCCGTAGTCAAACTTCGAGTAAGCGTGGAACCACGCCTCTTGCGCCTCAGAGTCGGACTGGTGCGCCATGACAGCGGCAGTCTCGAGGAACCCTTCGGCAGCACCGAACAGTTCATCCGGCACGTCCTCACCACGGTCTATGCGCCCGCTGATGTCATCGAGCAGGCTGCGCCCCAGCTCGAGCTCGTCGGCTTCCGTCCAGTCGCCGGGCTTGCCGAGCGTCACTTCTTGCCGCCTGCCTCGCGGCGCATCCGTTCGCGGTACTTCTGGAGTTCGATCATGCCTGGAGACAGCGGGCTAGTGGCGGGCGCCTGCGTCGGCTTTGCCTTCATCATGTCCGTCGTGAGTTCGCCCTGCTGCCCGTTGACCCAGACGCGCGTGCTCAGGTTGCTCGTCTGCGGCGGCACGTCCGTCGTCTTCTTGGTGAGCATCTCGAACAGCGTCCCCATGTCCTTGACCTCGGCCGGCGTGCGGTCCTGCTCGGGCGTGCTGGAGATCCCGAGCAAGCGTGCGCGGATCGTCTTGTTCGACATGAGCTTGTCGAGAGCCTCCTGCGCGCCCGGCAGCACCGGAACAGGATTGTTAGCTTCGTCTTGGCCCGGGATGAACTTGAGGCTGCCGTCGTCCTGGACGGAGATGCGCGGAGCGTACGGGCCGAGATTGGCGACCGCTGCCAGCTCGCGCGGGATCTGGTCTTCGGCAACCCCGGTGCGCTGGAGCATCTCCGGCGTGAGCGCGAACTCCTTGGGCGGCGCAACAAGATCCTCGTTCCGGTCCTGATCCTGCGCCGCGTCGATGGGATCCACGCTGCCCTGATACTGCGCGCCTCGTCCGGCGGCCTTGATCGCGGCGAGCTGGTCGAGAAGGTGCGCCCGAACAACCTCGCGTGCGCCCTTGATGCCGCGAGCGGGCTTCACGCCAGAGCGGCCCTCGAGCTCCCCGATGGCTTCCTTGGCTGCATCGGCGCCGTAGGTGGCCGTGAGGTGCTGCATCCCGCGCATGAGCGCGATCTCGTTGGGCACTTCCATGTCGATTTCTTGCGCCAGCCACTTGAGTTTGGCGTCAAGCGCAGAGCGGTCTTCGCCCTCGCCCATCGCACCCATCTTGGGGCGCGTCTCCGGGAACAGCGCCATCACCTCGCGGTCGACGATCTCGGGCGGCTTCCCCTTGAGTTGCAGCGCGTCGAGGTAGCTCATCTTGAGCGGCATGTAGACTTGCTTCGAGCCCTGCGGCGACAGTGCGAACGTCGTGGCCTCGAACACGGCATCGTCAACAGCCTTCTGCTTCGCCTGCTTGGCCTCGGCCTCGCGGCGCTGCTGCTCCTGCGCATACCGATGCTCCATCTGCGCCATCGCCATGCGGTTCTGCCAGTCGGCATCGAACTGCTGCGACTGGAACGCACGCAACTCCTGCGAGGCTCGCTGCTCCTGCTCGGCGCCGAACAGCGTCTTGGCCGTGTCGAAGTCGCGTGCCTTGGCGCTCTCGCCGGCCTGGAACGCCATGTAGGCGCCCTGGCGCTGCTGCTCCGCCGACTGCTGGCGGTTGAACATCTGCTCCTGGAATCCGCGTTGCCGCTCGGCCTCCTGGCGCTGCTGCGCCATCTCCATGCCGCGGCTCAGGCCGGACATGAAGAGTTGCGCCGCCTGCCCGGCACCCTGCGCCTTCATCTGCGACGCGGCGTTGGAAGCCTGCACCGAAGTCTCGAAGGCGCGCGAGACGCCCTCTTGGTTCGGCGTGCCACCGTAGAGGTTGAAGGTCTTGGGCATGGATCAGAGCCCCCAGCCGGTGTAGTCGGGCTGCGCCTGCTGCCCGCCGCCGAACATTTGTTGCCCAGCTCCGCCCGCGATCATCCCGCCGAGCGGTCCGCCGAATGCCATGCCGGCCGCGCCGAGCGCCGCGCCGCCGAGCTGGCCCCACATCTGGCTCTTGGCACCCTCGCGCCCAGACTTGCGGCCGAGGCTGGCGAGGTGCGCCTGGAGGAGCATGTTGCGCTCCTGGTCGTAGTTCTGCGCGAAGGCGTTTTGCAGCGCCGTCGAGAACCCGAAGATGTCCTCGAGCCGCGCGGCCTCGTTCTGCCCGCGGAGCGCCGAGAGCTGCTCGCCGAGCTGCGGCGCCGACTCGGCCAGTTGAGCGCGCGCCATCAGCGGGTTTGCTCCGGCGGACTGGTAGGCGTTGAGGAGCCCGCGCTCGAACTCTCGCCGGCCGGAGGCGAGCCCGGTCGCCTGTCCTCGGTAGCGCGCAAGGTGCTCCTTGTTGATGAGCGACTCGCCGAACGGAGCAAACGCCTTCCACATCGCCGGCACCTGGCTCGCGCCAAGGCCCTGCGGCGTGCCACGGAGGTAGCCCTCCTCACCTCGCTGCGCGGTGTACGCCTGCGAGAAGTTGGAGTCCCCGATGCCTTGCAGCCAGCTCGAGAAGTCGTTTCCTGCCATGTGATGCGCCTCAGTCTACGATGATATCTAGCGCCCACGAGCGCAACCGGCCAGTGACCGAACCGGCCACCTTGAGCCCATTCTGCCACCAGACCTCAGGGGTTCCATAGGTCGGAGCCGGGCTCTGGCTCACGAGCTTTTCGCCGACCGGCATCACCACGAGCGAGAACGTGTCGCCCGTGGCCGCCAAGGCCGCGCAGTCGTCGTAGGAGAACGGCATCCCCGTGACGACGCGCGTGCCGACCGTCGTGAGATCGTAGCTCTCGGTCCTGTGCGTGTAGGATGTGGGGCTGCCCCAGTCGACGCAGATTGGGACCGTGGGCGCCTCAGGGAAGATCCCGGCCGGCAGGCTGGCCGCCGGCCCGTGGCCGTCCATTCGGAGCGCGCGGCCGAGCGTCTGACGCGAGCAGAGCTGACGGAAGACCTCGCCGCCGTCGCGCCCCGTGACGAGCTGGAACATGAACCCCTGGGTGTCCCGCAGGCTGGCGGCCGACGCGGCCAGGGACGTGTCTGAGCCGAACGCATCCGCGAACGGGTAGCTACCCAGATCGAGGTGGTCAGCCTGCGTCCGGTTCCAGTAGAAGTTGCGGCTGGTTCCCGCTGGCGGCCAGACGGCGGCATTCCCGCCCGTCTGAAACAGCGTGCGGAAGCTGGTTCCGGTGTCTCCAACAGCTTCAACAGCCAGGATCCGCGACGGCGCCTGACCGCGGAAGTGCGGGATGCCGGCGATCACGATGCCGTACTGGACCCGGAATCCGGGGTTGAGGTTGGCAGCCAGATCAGCGGTGGGTTCGAGCCGCGTGCTCATCACCCCGAACCGCATCCCCGGCGTGACGATGCGGTAACGGGCCGGGCCGACGCCGAGGCGCGAGTTCCGAGAGGAAGAGTCGCTTGCCGTCCAGACTCGGCCCGGCCCCGCAACGCTGACACGCCGAACGTACCGATCTCGGGCGTCAGAGTGCGTCAGGCGAATTTCGATGGCCTCGTCCTGCGTAGGCCACGCCAGCGCGCGGGCAACGGAGCCGCCCTCGAGCGCCTCAAATGGGATCGAGCCCGGGCGAATGGAGGCCCCGTCGATGGAGTGAGCCGGCAGGTCGGGTGGGGTGGCCCGAACCTGGCGGATGGCCTGCGCGGCCTGCTCGCCGACGCTCTCGATGGCCCTCTGGACCTCAACGGGGTCAAACTCGGACGAGAGCTTGGGCGCCCGAATTGGCTGACCACCGGCAGCCGACGGGTCGACGCCACGGTTGCGCTTGCGCCCCGGGAGCTGCTGCGCTTGGAAGATGGCCGCAGAGGCCCCTGGCTTGCGCTCCAAGACGGCCTGGTTGATCTCGGCGTCCTGGCCGGCGTCTGCCTGGTCTCCGTACTGGCGCCCGGCCCACGCGCGATCAGGGAACGCCTGAGCCATGTAGGCGTCCGCCTCCTCTTGCGAGACGGCCCCGGCGGTAACGAGCTTCTGGATTGCGTACGCCTCGCTGGCGCCATCCGGGCCGGTCCCGGAGGTCACGAGCGCCTGGCCGGCGCGGCGGCGGCGGTCCCGCAGGCGGGAAGACTGCACCTCCGACACCTTCGCGGCGATGCCACGGAACCGGGCAGAGGTCAGGCGCGGCATCAGTGTAGCTCCACATCCTGAGGCCGCAGGACAGCCCCCACCACCTCGCACTTCACGCCCGGGGAGTCGGAGCGGATGCGGAACTTGAGGTGCTGGCAGGCGATCTCGCCGAGGGCGAACCGGGCGGTCGGCCGCGTCAGGTCGATGGTCGCCGATGTGGCGAGTACGCCCGAGATGACGATGGCCGCCGGGGACGCCTCGAAGTCGCGGAAGAACTCGATGGTCGCCGTCCCGCCGGCCTGCGGCGTCAGCACGAGGTCGAGGTAGTGGACCTCCTTCTTCTCTTCAAAGTTGCCCATGTCGAGCCACTTAGACTCCCAGACCCACGGGATCGCGCCGATGGAGACGACGGTGCCGGTGGCCGGAGCCGAGGCGACGGGGCGGTCGAGGTAGATGCTCGAGCCGTCCGAAAACAGCGCCGTAGCTTCGTAGGTCACGCCGCCGCTCGTCCATGACAGGGGCGCTCCACGGATCCCCTCGAGGTCGGTCAGGCCGGACACCGGAGCGGCCAGGACGAGATTGCTGGTCGTGCTCGCCGCACCAAGCGTGACGGAGGAGACGTTCCACGAGGAGCCGGCGAGGTGGAGCTGGGTGTCTTCGCGGTCTAGGTAGGCAAGGAAGCCCTCGGCAGTTCCAGCCAAGAGCCTCTGAGGCCCGCCAGAAGTCCGGTCGGCGCTGCCGAGGGCGGTCACGTTCGGGTCCTTGTACGAGGCGTACCGGAACCCGCTCGCATCGCCCAGGGCTGCACCCGAGAGCGCACTGTCGTACTCGATGGAGAAGCGCCGGCGCATCACGGCCTCGGCGCTCGACTGGAGGCACATCACGATCTGATCCTGCGCGCGGTTGACCGCGAGGGAGGCGCGTCGCAGCTCGCGCGCGTCGACGGGCAGCTCGACGTTCGAGCCAGCGAACGAGTCGCTCACATCCTTGCCGAGCCACACCGGCCCGCCGGCGCCGGAGTAGAAGTAGAGCCCGCGATCAGAGGAAAGCCAGTAGACCTCCTGGTCGATCACGGCCATTGCCTGCGGGCCGGCGAGCCCCACGTTCTTCGAGATCGTCTCGATGATCGCCGCGCCCTCGCGGATGGTCACGAGGAACATCGAATCGTGCTTCCAGACGATGAGCCGCCCGTTGAGGTCGGCCATGCCGACGATCCCGTCGCTCTTGCCGCCCAGCAACAGGGCGTAGTTCCTGTACGGCACGGAGAGCGGGAAGAACGGCTTTGAGAAGCGCAGGCCGCTCGGCTCGCGCGTCCCTCCGAGCTTCACGTCGCCGTAGAACATCACGCCCTGGCTCACGCCGATGGAGCGGCAGTCGGGCGGCGGAGCGTTGTCGTAGTAGAGCGGGACGGTCAGGTCGAGCTTCGACTCGTCGAGGTCGAGCCCCACTGAGCTCGAGATGTTGTCGGACACGATGGCCTGGCGGAACGGCACGGGCTCGCCGGACATCGAGACGTACACCCACCGCTGGATGTTGCCGGACTGGTAGCTCACCGGAAGCCCGGTCAGCACAAGGCGCGTGAGGCCGCTCGGGTTCGCCTTGTCCTCGGGCGGGTTGTCGACCGTGAGGAGCGGGCCGGGGTTCGAGAGCGAGTCCTGATCGGCGTCGTAGAAGACGACGGCCACCTTGCGCGTCCCCCACGACTCATCCGGCTTCGAGAGATACTGCCAGTAGAGGCTCTCGGCATTCGTCGAACTCTCGGCATCGAGCTTCACCTCGAGCGCCTCGTTTGGCTGCGAGGAGACGTGCGTGCCGCCGGCGTATGGCACGGTGTTCACACAGGCGAACGTGCGCGCCGAGTCGGCCCGCACCGGGCCAGGCGCCGCCGTGATGATCTCGTTGGCAAACGAGTCGAGGCCGATCTCGCTGTGGTCGAGGCCGGCGACACTGTTCTGGAACGCCTGCACCTGGGAGTAGAAGGCATCGACGTTCGACGACACGACGACCCATGCGAACGAGTCGAACTTGCCGCTGTGCCGAGCCACGCCCGTCGATGGATCGAGCGCAAGCTCGCTCCCCATGAACTCGGTCGGGTACGCGGATATATCCGGCTGGTTTGATTCGTCGAACCGCTCCGACTTCTGCATCTCGGCACCAGAGAACACGCCGCCCTCGCGGTCCACGAAGCCGACGAGGTTTGGCGCGTTGCCGTACTGATCGAACACGCGGACCTGCGTCTCGCTGATGTAGACAGCTATCCGATAGGTGGCCTCGGGCGCGTTGGCCGAGGTTGCGGAGAACTGCCAGATCATCCCCAGCATGTCCGGGTGGAAGATCCGAACGTCGGTCCCGGTCGTGGCCGGGAGCGCGGTCGACACCGTGACCTCTCCAGTCGCACCGCCGTTGTAGATGACGCCCTTCGGCGTGACCTGGCCGATGGCCGTCGTGTTCGGGCTGCGCGGCATCTCGCTCGTGAAGCTGATGCACGCCCGCGTCGATGGCTTCATCGGCCACGTCGGCATGGAGTTGAAGTTCGTCGCCGGAGACGTGCTGATCTTCTCGAACTCGCGCACCACGAGCGCGTCTCCCGTCATCTGGTACGGGGTCTGCGTGATCTGCCCGGTGTTGCCGACCGCTCCGCGCACGCGCACGTTCTCGCCGCTCGTGAAGTCGGTGTCGCCCGTGAAGAGCCAATACTCGATGTGTGTCGTCGTGACCTTGGTGACCACGCCCTGCTTCGTCTGCCCTGCGTTCTCGACGACGTTGCCGACAGCCCATGTCCCCACGATGGATCCGAAGGTCGCGCGACGGCGACGCTGATCGGCCCAGTAGGAGTTGAGCCAGTTGCCCTCCTGCGCGTCCTGCATCGGGAACGCCTTGCGGAGAGCGACGTAGTACCAGTACCCAGGGCGGAAGACCTGGGTGCTACTGACGAGCGAGACGCGCTCCTTGAGCGCCGTGTCGTACCAGCCGAGCTCGACCTTGCCATCGACGCACTCGAGGTAGAGGCCACCGGACTCGCGGCTACGGCGCGAGCTCCACAGCGGGATCCGCCCCATCACGTCGCGCGGGCTCCAGAGGAACTTGACGGCGAGCACGTCGAAGGTGTCCGGCGATGCCGAGTCGTCCTTCGTCCACTTCATCTCGTCGTGCCACGCCTGCGTCAGGTAGTTGTTCCCGTGGCTCGAGAGGTGGTAGACGCGCTCCTCGGTTCCGACTGCCGCACGACGCTGCACGTCCACAAGGGCTACGTTCTCGCCCCACAGAGGTTTGCGCTCGATCACAAAGCTCGGCTTGGTCGACGGCGGCAGAACGCCAGCCTCGCCGCCGCGGTCGCGCTCGACGTACGCCACGCGCCCGCCGTTGGCGACGTACACGCGCTGCTGCATCTGCGCGAACGATGGGCGCGGAGAGTCAGCCTCAAGTTCCGAGAACAGGTCGATGAACGGGTGGCTCTCCACGATTCCCACGCCGACAGATCCGCCACTTGCCGTGTCCGTCCCTTCGTCTGTGACCTTGTAGCCGACCCCATCTTGCAGCTTCGCGCGGAAGCGCAGGAGGCGACCGGAGTAGTCCAGCGTGTACGGGTCGAAGTCTGGGAAGCCGCTCACGGACGCATCGCTTGCTGCTGCACGCCAGACAGCAACATCCGCCATCCGCCCAAGTAGGGGGTGCATACGCCCTGCGATGCGGCCTCCCAGAAACTCGCGTCCGCCGAGCTGGCCGAGCGCCGCGAACTGCGCCTTGGACGGGATGCGCACGCAGTCTCGTGCGGCGCCGAGGAGCATGAGGTTGCGCGCGTCTCCGGCGGTGCCAATGAGCCCGCCGCCGTTGTGCGGCTGGATCCAGTCATCCGCGCCAGCAAGGCCAGTCTCAACGCCGTTGACCGTCGAGGCCGCCGTGCGCCCGTTGATCTTCCACACGGGTTTCTTGACCGTCAGCGTGCCGCTGTCGTTGTTGTGCGTGAGGTACAGGCGCAGATGCGTCCACGTCCGAAGCGGGATGCGGTCTGCGGCAGTCGATGTGTACCTGCCATCCTGCGGCGTGGAGGCGCCGCCGGAGAAGTTGGCTTGACTCTCGCGCACCAACTCAGGGCGCCCACCGTTCAGGCGCACCCAAAGGCCAATACCGCGCCGGTTGTCGTTCGCCGCCGGTCCAAGCTGGAGGTGCGAGAAGTCACACCCAAGCCACAGGAGCGTCTGGATCTCGGCATACTCATCGATGCGCACCCAGAAGTCGTAGACCCAGGTGAAGTCGTCGTAGATGGCCGAGGTCCAGTAGGGCCACACGTTGGAATAGTTGGCGAACCGCGCAGCGTCGTTCACAAGCGGCCAGCGCGCCTCAAGTCCGCCTACTTCGCGCCCGGCAAACGCCAGGCTCGAGCGCAGTGATTGCGTAGGGCCATCCTCCACCCATCGGTCGTCGACGCGGAATATCGCGCCGCCCGCAGTCGCGTACTGCTCGTCGTCTAGGGCAACAACTCCGGTGATCTCGTTCGCTCGAGGAACGGCCACGCCGCGCGTCCACTTCGGAAGAACGCGGGCCAGGCCGCCATCAGTGAACGGAGACGCCACGCGCACGCGCCACACACCCTCGACGGGCGCCAGGTTCTCGAACAGCGGCTCGGACAGCACGAGGTCGTCTGTGCCCGTCACGCCCGGCTTGTACGGCGTTCCAGACCCCAGCGTCAGGGGCCGACGCACAACGTCGTCCGAGGCGGTGTCGAAGTTGACGTAGCCAACGACGTTGAAAACGGCGGCGCCGATGCCGTTCGCGCTTGAGCCGTCGTAGGGCGTCGCGGTCGAGAGCGACAGCCCATCGCTCGCTACCGACTGGATCCAGTAGAAGTCGCGGTAGGTCTTTGTCACTTCAGCCACGTCGGCCGCTTCGTGCGTGTCGGCCAGGACGGCGAGGAACTTCTCCCGCACGGACTCGCTGGTGGTCTCGGGAAGCTGTGTGAACAGGCTGGTGTTTCCAGGGGCGGCCTGTGTAGACGAACCCTCCGTAACGCTCAGCGTTCGGAGTCCAGGCCCGAGCGGGGCCAGCATGTCATCTAGCGCCAGAGCCCGCTGTGGAAGGCTGTTGCGGCCAAGGATCTTCCCGCGACGCGACGCGACGGAGGAGCCGCTGGACGTGGGGAGTTCTCCAGCGGCCGTCGCCCCGTAGACGCGCACCTTGTCGACGATCAGGCGAGCGCCGTACTCGGTGTACCCACGGTACGCGCCAGGGTTCCACCCGCCGCCGATGGAGATGACCGAGCGGAGCAGGTCTTTCTTGTGAATGGAGAGGTCCGCGTAGTAGGCAAACTCGGCCTGCGGGTCGTCGCCCGCCGCGTACTTGAAGTCGCCTTTGGGCGTGGCCGCGATGTAGATGCGGTACTCGTCCTGAAATCCGGCCGTCCCTGCGCGGTTCGCGGGAGACGGCTGGAACCCGATCTGGATGGTCACGCGCCGGCCAACCCACGGCGTCGTGTCGTCCCACAGGCCCGCTCCGCCCGAGTTGCGCGTGAAACCTACGATGGCCGACTGCATCGTCGGAGAGTCGGAGTCGCGCCCCCGATGCACGTCAAGCTGGAACCCCTGCGGGCGACGCTCCGGTGTCGTGCTCGAAGCGATTTGCCACCACGAGTGATGCCCGAAGCAGAGAATGGGCGAGGCCGGCGAGACGCTGCCGCTGTTGTCTGCGTCCTTGACGGAAACCGTCACCAGGTCTGGGCAGTACGCGGCTTCGTACTCGCCGGATCGAGGCCCTGGAGACGTAAGCGTCGCAACGCCGTAGTGCGCCTCGGGGATGATGCACGACACTTCGACGGCGAAGCCGCGCGAGTTGGATTGCTGCATGGCACGCAGCTCGCGCGCGAACACCGGATGCTCCGACAGGTCGTAGACGAGGGCGTCGCCTTCACCGGACAAGAAGAGAGCGTTCTCGCCTTCCGCGCCCTCCTTCGAGAGCGCCAGGCCGAACGGCGCCATGAATCCATGCTTGCCTCGCACGAGCTCACGGCACACGCGCCCGCCAGCGTCGTCATAGGGCCAGTACGCAACGAGCTTCGAGAGCTGCGGCTCGGTCGAGTCGTCCATCCTGAGCGTAGAGCGCAAGCTGAATTGCACGCGGGGATCCGCGTAGTCCCGGCTGGAGGCCCAGGCGCGGTGCTCGTGGACTACGATGTCCTGCTGGTTCCAGCGGAACGCGCGGATGAGGAATGGCTGGTTTGACCAGGTGGTCGCCGTGCTGCCCACGTCCTGCAAGAAGAGTCGGTAGTCGCCGACGCCCTGCTCTACGTAGTTCTGGATGTTGAACACGCCGCCCTGGAACCCGGTCACGCTCGAACGCGGGAACACCAGACGGTAGCCGCGCAGGGCATCCGGGTTGAAGTTGGTCGCGGGAGCCCCTGCGCTCGCACGCCCGTAACCTGCCCAGAGTGCCCCGCGCGTTCCGAGAGGGCTCTGCGAGAAGTTCGCGTTGCTGTCGGTGAGAGCCCTGTTCCCGTTGATCGTGACGTAGGTGTTGGCCCCGGCCGCGTGGGAGCAAGTCAAGGTGTAGAGGCCGGGGCCGTACAGGTCGTCGATGGAGTTGAGCGAGCAGTCGGCGACGCGGAATCCCTTGTGCTCCATCGCGGCCGAGTCCATCCCGAACGGGATCCAGCCCTGCGCCTGCCACGGTGCCATGCGGTATCCGAGGCCGACGTGTTCGGCGTCGCGTCCCGAGTAGCGGATCCCGTACTTGGCGAGGTAACGCAGCGAGTCGGTCGGCCCCTTCCAGGTGGAGAGGTTGGTGGTCGTGCCGCCGCCGGCCGAGTCGACGAAGCTGCCGGTCCAGTACCGGCCGCCGTGCTCCTGCATCCGCACGTCCACCCTTCCGTTGTGGTTCCATGCTCCGGCAGACACGGCGGCCGTATCGAGCGTGACGGAAAGCGAAACGCTGTAGCTGCGGCCCGGCTCGAGCGCGTAGGCCACGGTGTCGTTTCGCCCGTCGAAGATGAACGCTCGAAGCGCCTGCGTGGAGTAGGAGCCGGTCGAACCGGACGCCCCTCCGGTTGCCAGGTCGTAGCGCATCGAGTCCTGGCCGGTGCCGGCCCATTCGGGCGCATCCAGCCACATGAACACGAGGAAGTAGTTGCTCTTGCGCGCGGGCGCCGAGCCGAGCCCCACGTTGTAGGCGTAGTTGCCGGCGTTGACGATGCCGAGCGCCCAGCTCATCGGGGCGGTGCGGTCGCCGCCCTTCTGCATGATGATCGTGCAGTCGTCGAGCAGCTCGTCGTACCCGCACCCGGCTTCGATGGCGGCGTTTCCGGACGTGGGCGCGCCTTCGCCGCGCGCAGGGCGCTCACCCATGCGGAAGTCCGGCGGGAGCGAGAAACTGATCTGGCGCTCGAAGCTGCGTCCGCGCCGGTTGTGGAACGTCTCGGACGGGAACGAGCCTGCCGCCGCGAAGTCGCCGCCGATGTCGTAGCCGGGATCGTAGCGGTGCGTGATGTACCCGCGCAGGGGCACGCTCTTGTTGGCCTCGACGTACAGCGGCGAGTAGGCCGGATCGACGCGACACAGGATGCCGGGCGTCGGAGCGACCTGATTGTTCAGCTTGAGCGACCCACGCGCCGAGCGTGCGGAGTCGTCCGAAAACTCCACGTTGACAGCGCGCGGAGTCTGGTCGTCGCCGATGCGCGTTGCGTTACGGTCGGACTTGAGGCCGCCCGAGAGCCCTTTGAGCTGGAACCGGCGCTGAGATGAACTCGGCACTGGTCACTTGATCCGGTTGTAGGCGATGAGAACGCGCCCGGCGACGTTGTTCTTCGAGATGGCGCAGAGGCCATTCCAGAGCGGAAGTGCAATCGGGGCCTGCCCCAGAGAGTTGATCGGGTTCGTTGCGCTCGAGGTCAAGATGATTCCGCCATCGAGGTACACGGTGGTTCCGTCTGCGTGCCGGAGCTCGATCTGCTGAGGCGTAATCCCAAGCGAGAAAACGCCTCGCAAGACGATGAGCGATCCGACCGGAGCGAGTAGCCCGGAAGGCGCAGTTGCGGACACGGTACTTCCCCCCATACCGGGCGGAACGCCAGCCGTGACGACCGGCCATGTCGGGTTGGCGATGTCCGTCGTGTTGACGGTGAAGTAGTCCCAGGGTTGCTCCATTACTGTTCCCACATGACAGAGGACATCGCCGGCGACACGCCCATCGTCGGCAGGGGGTCTTGGATCACGGCCGGCTGCTGGAGATCACGTTCCTTGATGGCGTCGAGGAACTGCTGCCACTGTTCTTGCAGCTCGGCTTGGTAGATGCGCACCCCCTCCAGGTTGCGCTGCTGCGACAGCAAGGCGCGCGCGACAAGCAGGACGAGAAGGCGCGAGTGCTCGCCGGGGATCTCCGCGTGCATCTCGTAGGTGTCGCCAGTCTGCGGCTGGCTCGTCCAGGCGCTCTCCATCGTCAGGAGGTGCTGGTTCGTGCCGACGCCCTGGTTCGGCGTCGAGGCGATGCAGCGGAGCATCTGCCCCTTGCGCGTGCCGGCCGGGCCTGTGATCTCAAAGACCGCGCCAGCGTAGGCGTCGGCCACGCTCTCGTGCGGGAAGTTCGTCGCGTCTCCGGCGGCGCCATCGGGGTCGAGGAGGAGTTGACTCGACGTGGCCGGCGACTGCGCGCCAAGCGTTCCCTTCGTCATGCGCGCCGGGATCTTCGAGACGTAACATTCGAGGTCCATCGCTTGCGACCAACCGACGAGCGCGATCTCGTTGATGGCCGTGTGGACCCACCCCTGCCCGCCCCATTTTGACGTGCGCGGGATGATCGGCCCGACATTGACCCCGGAGCCGCCGAGATACTGGCGCACCTCCGAGAGCTTCATCATCCACGGCGGCATCCGGTAGGCGTACTTGCCGGTGTGGATCGTGCGCGCCGCCGTGGCGAGGATCGTGAAGACGTGGGCGTGATACGCCTGATCCGTCTCCGTCATCTTGCGGATCATCGAGACAAGTTGCGCGTTGAGCTGCGCCGCGATCTGGGCCTCACTCCACTTGGCCGAGGCCACGCTGTCGAGCGCGAGCTTCGTCTCTTCGAGTAGGGTCGTGAGCCGCGTCACTGTTCCCTCTGCATGTCAGACGCGAACTTGCGCGTCACGTCAGAGCCGCGAGGAAGCCACAGCCTATTGCGGCCGTAGTTCAAGCCGGCGCTCTTGCCGAATCCGAAGGTCTGGCGGATGCCGCCACCGCGCGCGGCGAGGTCTTCGCCATACTGCCGCATGGCGTCCCGCCACTTCTCCATCTTGGTTCGAGCGCGCTGGACGCGGGCCTCGTCCATGTTGCGCTCGAGCTCCTTCCAGGCAGCCTTGGGGTTGCGCAGGAACCGGGCCATGTCGATGTCGTGCAGCTTCTCCAGGATCGGGCCGGCACTCGTGGGTAGTTCCCGGTACACAGGCACCTGGTACTGCCCCACGAAGTCCGCCCAGTAGCAGACGTAGTGCCACTGGCCGCTGAGTCGACCACGCTCCTCGATCATCCAGAGTCCGCGCGGGCGATCCCAGCGGATCCTGACGTTCGGGACGCTCCGGTGGAGTTCCTTCATCAGGTCCGCCGGGGGAGTGCGGTCGACGAGTTCGATCATGGCTGTTACGCTTCGAGGAAGCTGCGGGGGTCCTGGCCGAAGATGCCAACGGCACAGATCCGCACCTGGTTCGTCGTGTTCGGGACGGTCAGGAAGTTGTGCGGAGCAACCGAGGTCGCCGCAATGGTCGCCACCGTGCCAAGCGCAATGATCTGCATGCTGGCTGCGGGAACGCCACGGTACGGGTTCGGAACTTTGCACGATGCCGTGTCCGCAGACCCAAGCGAGAACGTCAGCGCCGTGCCGATGCCAGCCACGTTCCCGGTCACGCTCGTCACCACAGCGGAGTCGAGCGACGAGAAGAGCGTGTTGGACGCAACGGTTTGCGCGGCCGTCCCGTTGCCCGTGATCGTCACGGTTTCGGTGATTGCTTCGTGGTTCTCGTCCCGGCCAGTCAGCAGGACTGACACGGAAAATGCGTTGGTGAAGTCGGTCGCCGTGGCGAGGTTGAGATGAACAGCACCGACCGCCCCATGTGCGCGTCCGGCCAAGGTAAAGGCAAAGCCGAGCACGATGTTCGTGCGCGCCGTGGCCGCTGCGAAGAACGTCGCTGATCCAGGAGGCAGGATGAGCGGGATGTGCTGCGCGAACTGCGCAATGGTCGCGGTCTTCTTGATGTCTTTCGTTCTGATACCCATGTCGAGTCCTTTCTCTTTTCGAGTAGTGGGGGCCGAGCACAGCGCCCGGCCCCCGGATCTCAGTCAGCAGACGGTCACGTCGAGCGCCGGATGTCCGTCACGACGGCGCCGCACTTGTTGCGGATGCCGACGCCGAAGTTCATTCCGGCGACCCACGCGGCGTGGTACTCGTCGTCGTCCTGGAGCCGATACCACATCGGACCCAGCGGGTCGAGAGCCTGGAAGGTCGTCTCGACGTGCTGCCGGAAGCCGCCACCTCGGAGACCGAGGAAGTAGATCCGGTTCTTGAGACAGTGGCGGTCGACCACCCAGGTCTTGCCCTTGAAGTCCAGGCCGGTCCAACCACCCGACAGCGTGGTCGTGTTGTTGTACCGCTTGTCCGGCGTCAGCGTCTCGCCGTAGGCGGAACGCTCGCCGAAACCGGACAGGAGAACCTCGCACTCGGCGTTGTTCTCCTCCTCGAGACGATCCATCACGAGCTGGAGCAGCTCTTCGGTGGGCACACGCAGGACACCAGCGCCATCCATGACGATGGAGCGGTTCCACGGGTGCGTCGAGTCAACCGGGATCCCCTGGAAGCCAGCGGCGGCGACGTTCGTCTCGTCGTAGTCGTCGTTCGGGGTGTAGCTCATCGTGCCACCGTTGACGGTGTACGACGGGGCCGTGGCGATGCCGTGGCCGTCGAGAACGCCCGTGTCGGCGAAGATGCCGGCAATCCCCATCGGCTCGTTCTTGAAGCCGGTGTTGATCGACTCGGCTTGGCCGCCCCCGTCCGCCGTGTTGCGAGCGGCCGTGACGATCCAGTCGCCGATGGCCGTTCCGGCGGGGAGAGCCACGGCGGCGCCCGTGATGGGATCGCCGGTCGTGACACGAGCCGCAGACGGAGGGCCGACCGTCTCGCTGACGACGGCGATGACACGACGGATGCCGCGCACCGTGCCGTCTGGGGCGACGATGGCGACGCGACGGCTGATGTAGTCGTCCTTGAGGAACTGAGCCGGGGACGACGTACAGGAGGCGACGCTCTCGATGTTTTGGTTCAGGCGGAGGTCCACCTGTCCCGTCGTGAGGCCGCCGCCCGTCACAGCCGACAGCTCGGCGATGCGGCCGGAGCCGTCCGAGTGCAGGATGCGGTTCAGCTCGACGGCCATGTCATCGGCCATCTGCTGCATCACGTCGTCGAGGGCATCGACGTACGCGACCGGGTTGGACTGCGAGGCACGCATGATCCGGCCGCTGATCTTCGCGCGAGCGAACATCTGGCGGACGCGGTAGGCGTACGGACGAGCCTTAGCCGAGCCCGGGTCCGGCAACTTGCCGTTGTCCCGCACGAAGCCGAAGGCGTCGACGTTTCGACCGAACTTGACAGGTTCGATGACGAACTTGCCGTTGATCTGGTCGGAAGTCTCGGGAACCATCCCGAGGAGCACGCTCGCGTTGTTCTTCGCGTCGTTGATCCAGGGCTGGTAGAAGTCGGTCATCAGGGTCGAGGCAAACCCCTGGGAGAAGTTCCAGGCGGTGCCAAGACCCGCATCGGTGACAGCCATGAGCTGATCTCCTTACGAGTTACTGGGGTCCCGACACAGCACCGCGCATGGTGGCGTTGAGGAACTCGCGGGCCTTCGCCGAGACAGCCTTGAGCGAAGCCGCCGTCCGATCTCTCGGAGACGCCTTCGGGTCGGGCTTGTAGTCGGGGCGGAAGTCCCGCGTGAGCGGCGTTCCCACGCTGGGGCTGGTCGTCTTGAGGTCTTGGTTTGCCAGACGCTGATCCCGTTCGGACTGGAGCTGTTCGGCCAGGAGCTCGCGCGCCCTGGTCGTTTCGAGAAGGGTGGCCTCGGCCAGATCCTTGCCGTCGTCGAGATGCCTCTGGATTCGCTCGCGCACGAGCTCTTGCAGCTTCGGACGATGCCGCAAAACCTCGTCGCTCGCCAGCACGGAGTCGATCTCGCTCGTCCGCTCCCGAAGCGTGTCCTTGCGCCGGAAGCCTTCGAGCTCACGCTCCAATGCCTGCTGCCGCACCGCGATTTGGTCCAGCATCCCCCTGGTTTTGGGGTCCGCATCGGCCCTGGTGTGGGCCACCTCGTCGTCGGCTTGGCTTTGATCCTGCCCGCGTAGCGCGGCCAGAACCTGCTCGGGTGTCGTGCGCCCTTCTTCGAGGGCGCGAACGGCCTGCGCGACCGCGTTGGCGGCGGTCGGGTTGCGGGCCTTGAAGTTCTCGAGCTGCTCGCCCACCGTCGCGTACTGCTGCTTGGCGGCGAGGGAGGCTTGCATTTCACGGAGACGCGCCTCCTTCTGGGTGTAGAGCATCCCGAGCTGGGCGTTCCGCGTCAGTGCTTCAACCTGCGCCTTGTCGGTCAGATCGACCTTCTGCGCAGAGCCGTTGAACTTGAGCTCGAGCTCACGGAGCCCCTGCGGGCTGCTTCCCGGCGGGGACTGCGGGGGCGTTGCGGGGTTCGGGTTGCTTGCTTCGGTTGACATCGTTCGTCTCGGTCTTGGGGGCCTTGGGTTGCTCGCGCGACGGCAGGAACCTCTCCAGCTCCGCGCGGCTCATCTTGTGGGCGAAGCGGCGTTTCCACTCCGGCTCCATCGTGATCGTCATGCCGAGCTTGCGGTCCTTGGCTTGCCCGACTCGCAGGCGCAGCGGAACGCGCTCCTCGCGCTCCAGCCAGCACTGTTGACAGATAATGTCGCCGGAGTCGCCCCAGAAGGCGCCGCCGCCCTCGGGCCGCCAGATGGCCGTCCACTGGCCGCCGTGCAGATCGGACCCGGCCTGCGGCTCGGAAAAGAACAGGATGCCAACGTGCCTCGGGTTGCCGTTGCAGCCGTAAGCCCACAGCTCGTCGGAGACGACCTCGACTTCGGCAAGAGCCTTGCTCGCGTCTCGGTGCAGCACGGCTTGCAGGACAGCCGCGGCGGCTTCCCTGGGGTCGTAGGCTTGGGGTGCGGGGATTGCGCTCATTGTGGGGCCATCGCTTTCGGTTTGCTGGGCTGGCCCTTCTGTCCGGCTCCGCCGGCTAGGGCCTGCTGCATCATGATTGCCTGCATCTCCTGCTGTTGCAAGATCGTTTGGTGAGCCCGGGCGTGGTGCTGGATGATGCTCTGCGTGATCGGGTCGAGCTTGCGGAACTCCTCGGAGCGGATGAAGCGGACGAGGACGCGCATGTGCGCGCGGTGGTCGTCGAACTCGCCAGTCGGGTAGCCCTGCGTGGTAACGGGGGCGCCTCCTTCGCCTGATGGAGCCATCATGTCGATGCGCGGCTCCATCCAGATCGTCGGGTTCGTGATGATCTCGTCGATCTCGCGCTCCTGGTTCTCTTCCTCCTGGAGCCGGTCGGAGATGATTTCTTCGACGCCGCCGAACTCGAGGGCCTTGAACACGGCCTCGCGGTCGTCCGGGTTGTTCATCGGGTCGACGGCGCCGAGCTGGATCATCTCGAGCACACGCGCCCGGACGGCGGACGGCGAGCTGATGAGCTTGGAGCGGTCGACGATGACGCGGAGGTCGGTCTGGAGGTCTGCGCGCGAGAATGACAGGGCGCGAAACTTCTTGTCCTCGCCGACGTAGCTGATGACGCGCTCGGGGGTGTACCACTTTTTTGCCAGCGCGAGCATGTGCCGGCCGATCCGCTCCTTCGCCATGATGTAGTTCATGGCGGGATGCCCGAGCATCTTGTTCCGCTCCTCGAACACGGCTTCGAGCGCAGGGCCGCTGCGGAGCTGGCCGGGGAGCCTGGAGCCGTCGAGCGACTGCTGCGAGCTGATCTCGGCCATCTCGGCGCGAGCCATCTCCGCGTTCTGCACGACCTCCTTGGGGAGCTGCGGCGAAGGCGCGAACTTGATCTCGCCGCCGGTCGGGTTGTAGGTGTGGACGGTGCCCGGCGAGACGGTGAGGTGTCCGGTCGGGATCTCGCTGTTCTTCGGCACGAGCATCGCGGGATGCCCGTAGACCTTCTGGTGTTCGGCGATGGTCGCGCGCGCCAAGTTGTATTGGTGCTGCGGGCTCGTGAGCTGCTCGACGAGGCTGATGCCGATGAAGCGGCCTGGCGCCTTGATCCAGTCCTGCTTGATGAGCGGGATCGGGTGGCCGGTCAGGCGATACTTGTTGTCGCGGTTGACGAGGACGTGCCCGCCGGCGAAGTGAAGGTTGCGCCCGAGGTTTCCGTTCTGCGGGCGCGGGCGCTCCCAGTATTCGACAAGAACCGTGCGCGGCCCCTGCGCCTCCTCGTCGTCGTCGTACTGCTGCACGGCGCCGTAGGTCGACGCCATGAAGCTGATCGCCTCGTCGTAGTAGAGCGAGCCGTCCAGTGCCTCGTCCGGCTTGACCATCGCGGCGGCCTTCGCGCCGTATGTCTCTTCGATGTAGTCGAGTGAGACGACCGAGGCTGTGGCACCCCACTGGGCGCGGTCGAAGCCGTCCTCGCGCGCGGTCCAGTCCCACCAGCATTGAGCCCACGGGAACGCCTCGGCGGACACCTCCCCGGAGGCGAGGTCGTCGTAGCTGCCCGACTCCTCGAGCATCGCGCGCGTGCGCTCGTCGGGATCAGGAAGCACGGTCTTGCCGGCCTCGTCGCCCCAGTAGAAGCGCGACATCTCGCCGGCCTCGGGATCCCACGCCACTTTCCAGATTACCGAGCCGTCCAGCGCCGCGTAGAGCGTCGCCACCTGCTCCTTCTCCGGCATCTGGAGGATGTATTCAAGGTGCTCGAACACCTTAGTCGACACCCACGCCGCGTGCCGCGACTGGCGCGTGTTGTCCTTGGGCGGTACTACGAACTTGCCCTGGGCGTTCGTGACGGTCAGGATCGACCGGAGCACGTTCCCGAGGATCATGTTCGCCTTGTAGAAGACGCGATGCTGCGGGACGTTGGTGGGGTTCTTGAGGCGCCCCGTCTGCTCGTCCTGGATGAAGTGCTGCTTGCCGAAGAAGAAGGCGCGGTTGCGGAGCACCATCCGCTCGAACGGCTTGCGACGAGCCGACTGGCCGTGGAAGTCGATCCTCTTTCGGATCAACTCGGCCGCGTCACTGTCGCTGATCTTGGCGTGCTTTCGCGCCATCTCACATCCTCGACATGGCTGCGTCGTCCAGGTACGCGGGCACGTCGTTGTGGATCCCATGCGGCCTTCCGGCAGTCTCAAGGACGGCGACCGCCTGGGCCTTGGCAGGATCCTGACTGCCGGCCAGCGTCCAGATGTGCCGGGCCTGCTCGGTGTTCATCTCCTGCTGGCGTTCGAGGGCGGCGGCGGTCTTCGCGTGCATGTCCCTGATCGTCCAACACAGCACGGCCCACCCCCAGAATAGGAGCGCGCACGCAACGACGGCCGCAACGGCTAGGCTAGTTTCCATCCCAGAGCACTTCCTGTGGTGTTGGTTCCTCGGACGCCCCGAGCCTAAGCCTTTCTTCACGCCGACGCCAATAGGCTTCTGCCATGTCTTCCGGCGGCTTGTCATCCGGCTCGGCCTCCCCGGCGCTCCAGGCGTCGTCGACCATGATGCTGGCGATGGCGTAGGCCATGACCCGGTCGTCGTTCTCGGTCGACTCGACCTTGCCCTTTTCCTGGTTCATGGTGATCGCCGCGAGCTCGTCAAGGAGCCCCTCGGAGTGAACCCGGGCGCCCCTGGCGATGGCGTCCCTCACCCGCTCGAGCATCACGAGGGTTGAGTGCGGGGTGCGCACCCAGCCCTTCTTGGCGATGAACTTGCCAACCCGGTCGTCCCATTTCCGCTGCACCCAGAGGTTGTCGTATCCGTACTGGTGGCAGGCATCGTAGGCCCGCAGGCCGTGGGGGGATGGGTGCGTCTCAAAGGCGATGACGGCCGTGTTGTAGAACCACCCTAGGCGGGCGCAGGCGGTTCCCCACATGGTCGCCCGGTACAGGCCGTGCCACTCGGCAACCTGCTCCCCGGTGTCCATCGCCAAGACCTGTGCGCAGGAATAGTCCCCGTCGCGGATGCCGGCCGAGGTGTCAACCCCGATGGCGTACTTCCGGCGGGGCTCTGGGTAGCAGTAGATCCGCAGCCCGCCGTGCGGGCTCTGGATGTGCTGGCCGTGCCTCAATCGACCACCTCCACCTCTTCGGCGTCCTCGACTTCCATGTCCGGCCCGGACCCGGGCAAGCGCCGGACGAGAAGCGCGTCGCCCTCGGGGTCGGTGATCTCCCCACGCCACAGGGGCTCGCTCACAGCGTCACGCATCCGCTTGATGAGCAGGGGATCGAAGAACCGGGCGCCAGAGGCGATGAACGCCTCCTCTGGCGTGGCCGGGTACTCCTCGTGCAGTCGGTTCAGGTCGCGCTGACACAGCTCGGCCAGGGCGTACCGCCGCCAAGCGAGCTGATCGAAGTCAACATGGACGATGCCATGCCCGCGGCGCAGGTAGGTCGTCTCGAGCAGCGCCTTTTCCTCCTCGTCAAGCGTCTCGCGGATGTCCTGCTCGAGCTCGGGCGGCAGCGCCTTGCGGTGGATGGAGCTCCAGCGATACCCCTGATCGAAGTACCACGGGAAGAAGATCGCCCTCCACCCGAGAACGATGGGCTTGCCCGGCCTCGACTTCTTCCAGGCGGCCTTGAACTCGCGGGCGAACTGATTGGAGTCACCCTTCGCCGTCGACTCGCAGAATCCGTAGGTGTCAAGGGACGAAGGGAGGATCTGCCGCAGCGCGGCGATCTTCGATGAAGCGTCCTTCCACGATGGGCTCTCGGACTCGTGAAGGACTTGCACCGTGTCTCCGCGCCCGGGCTCGGCGACCTCGGCCGAGTCGACCACGATCTGCGAGAAGATCGGCTCGTCGAACACGATCTGCGAGCCGGTGTCGGAGAGCA